CTGCCTTGAGCGTGAATTGACCTCCGAGCGCTCGTCCACCCATGGGCTGTCAAAATCTCGCCCCTACAGAATTTGGCGAAACATGATAAATCGCTGCCACTATGAAAAATATGGTGAGCGCCATTTGTACGGAGGAAGGGGTATCGCTGTTTGCGACGCTTGGCGGCTTTCTTTTGAAGCATTCATTTTTGATATGGGGATGCCCGACGAAAGCCAGTCGATTGACCGAATCGACGTAAACGGAAACTACGAGCCAGGGAATTGCCGGTGGGCTGATGCAAAAACCCAGGCAAGCAATCGTAGGTTTTCCGGTAATAGATACAAAAAGAATGGCGTTCTCTTGTCCGTGGCGGCTCAGTCGGACGTCGAGCCGGTTTACAAGAGCTTCAAAAATGATAGCTAATTTTGCACCATCAAAACCAGCGCAAACGCAATGCCGGAAAGGGTTTCATGCTACTAAATAAGAGGCAAATAACTTGCTATTTTGGGTGCGGGAATGGTAAAATCAACAAAGCCCGCACGGCGCTTTCAACACCGGACGGGCTTCTAACAAACACTGAAAGTAACTCAATGATTGCTGCACAAGATTCTAAGACACCCAAGGCCGACATGCGAGCCGTGACGACTGTCGCGCAACTCAATGCACTGGAGCAAGACGCCCTGGTGCCGGGTTATCTCGCCGGCCTCAAAAACACGCCTGACTACACCCGCCGCGAAAAGGGCTACTGGCACGGGTACATGAATGGCCAGGTTGACGGCGGGCACATGCTGAAAAGCGCTGAGCAGGCGGAACTTGCACGGGTTTTGGTTGGCTCGGGCTACTTTCGTGCCGGGGTAACACAATGAGCACGTGCAGCAAAACAGCCCGCGAGCTTGCGCCCAAGACGGGCTGGCCTCCCGGCATGATGCAAGACGACAGCCGCAAGTTGTTCGACTGGTTTGCATCAAGGCCGGATGCGCGCCGGTTAGTCCGTGAATCTGCCGCTGCTATCGGGGCCGCACTGTGACCGCCCCGACACCCAGCCTGCGGGATGCTGCGCTGATGGCGTTGATCGACGCCTATGCCGACACGGCTGCAGTTAATGGCGTGCGTTCGCCGTGGGCGCAAATGGCGAGAACCTCTGTTGTTGTCGAACTTCGTGCTGCGCTGGCATTGCCTAAGCCGATAGAGCGCCAGCCACTGACAGACGTGATCTTGGACGAGCTTTGCGAAAAGAAGCTGTTGAGCCGCGCAAGCCTTCGGCAGTTCATCCGCGACATTGAGGCCGCTCTTGGCATTGGGCCGGCGTCAAAACAAGACGGAGGGCGGTAATGGTTTTCCATCAACCCGATACAACCTTCGCGCGGCTGAAGGGTATGTGGCTTCGCTCAAAGCGTTTTGCAAAACCCGGAGAGATTCCTGCCTCGCACCCTTTGGCTGCAGCCTGGAGCAATTGCAAGCTGGGCTTGTCCTCGACCGATGGGCAGGATGTGGAGTCAATCGTGTACCTGGACTGGTTTGCTGAGCGGGTCGAGGTTTACGCGCAGAACCACTTGCTGGCCGGGGATGACGGCTTTGCGGCTATCGCTGCGCAATGGCTCGGCCGGATGATGTTTGACCCAACCAAGATGCATCACGTGTCAATCACCGCAAGCCCATGAGGTGCGCGGCCTGTCATCGTCCTTTGACAAAACCCGCCTACACCAGCATGGGCCGCTACCCGTTCTATCTCGGCCCGGTGTGCGCACAGTCGGCAGGGATGACCCAGCCCAAGGCAAGGCAGGCGGTTGCATCGGTGGCGGTTGAAGTGCAGGCGGGGCAGTTCGATCTTTTCGGTGCGCTTAATTTTGAAGGAGAAGGCCATGCGGCAAATTAAAGCGGTTCGGATTGCGCAGGAATTGGGAAGGGATGGGCGAGAAAATCCCTCAGTCTCGCGCGCGCGCACGTTTTGCCCGGTGGTGGACCTGGTGGACTGGTTCCGCGTCATCGTAGACCTGGAGCGCCACGGCTACACGCACAGAACCCTATCGCTGGCAACAGGCAACTCCCGGACGGCAATTGGCGGCTGGCGGTGCAATATCCACCAGCCCAGCCACCCCAGCGGCGAGGCGTTGGTGCAGTTGTGGATGGATGTGACGGAAATGGACCGGGATAGACTGCCACGGCGGACGGTTAGCGTGCTGAGTGCAGCGCGGTCGCGGTGAATTAACTTACAACAGGAGCATGAAAATGGAATCTGTCTTTACCCCGACAACGAAAGACCTGCGGGACTGGGCCGATAACCCTGCCGCGTCGCGTATGGTGCCGGTGTCACCGGATTCGCTGCGGTCTGTGGCTGATAGGCTGGATGCGCAGGCTGCTGAGATTGCGGCGCTGCGGGTGGACGCAGAGCGGTATCGCTTCGCAAAAGGTGGTCATCCAGATATCAGGATTTGCCAATATGACGAAGCCGAGTGCGCCTGGGTCAAGATTGGTGAGTCGGAGCTTGATGCAGCCATGCAGGCGAAGGCCAACGCGCCAGCCTTCGCCTTCGCCGGCTGCACATTCATCTCGCGCCCAGACTTTGCGTATGAGTCGGTATGGGTAAAAATAGAAGGCGACAAACCATGATCCCGACACAAAACCTACGCTACGTCATCAAGCAAGTGCTTACGCCTCAATACGGCCCCGACACGGCCAGGGATGAAAAAGTGCTGCAGCAGTACTGGGAAGAAGAATTAACCCAAGAGCAAATGCTCACCATGACGCGGCGAATGGAATACAGGCAGGGTGGTGAGTGGCGTAATGTGCCGACCGTGGCGGATGATGGCGGCTGAATCTGTAACAGAAACAGGCGAAAGTCTCCAAAAATACGGGGTTTTACCCAAAAAGCGGTAACAAACGCAGGCTGAAGGTTTGCACCGTGCAAAGAAAAAGCCCGACTCGCGAGAACCGGGCTTTTCTTATGCCGTTGCCAAACTTGACGCCCGTAACTTGCGAGCCATCAGCGTCTAAAAGCGCGCCACCTGCATGAACTACTCAGCGGGTACAAGTGGTTTGCCAGTATGGCCAGGTTGCATCGTGGCTTAGTCGAATCGCATAAGGATGATGTGCTCCCGCGTAGTGGCTGCAGTATGCGGCGCTGAAGTGGGTTGCGATAGGGGGTGGGTGATTCTGTCCGGGATTTTGGCGGGCTGCAGACGCAAACTGCCTGCATCTAATTTCCCGGAGTCCCCATGTCCAAAGCATCCCCCTCTATCCGCACGCCCGGCGAAGACGCTCCAGTCACAGAACTGTCAGGCGCTGACCTGCGAACCTCTGACGTGCTGAATGACGCGCCTGTCCGCACGGCGACGCCATCAATGAGCATGGAAGAACGCTTTGCCGCCATGGAGGCCGAGCAAGCCGCTCTGCGCCAGGAAAATGCCAGCCTCAAGGGGTTGGTCCACGACATCTCCAAGCAAGCGCCACGCGGCGCTGTCGTGCCTGTGGTCGAACTGCCGCGCGCTTCGAACTTCACCGCTGCCAAGCAGGCAAAGATGGAAGGCGCTGTCCTGACGCAAGAAGGCTGGATCGTGCCTGCGCACCTGGGTTCGTCCCCTGTTCTGCACGAGCTGCAAAAGCTCGGCTTGTCGGGCACGGCATAAGCCATGTGCGGTAGCCCCAAAGTGCCGGATGTGGTGGTTCCGGTCGATCCTCAAATCGCCGCTGACAAGGCTGCTGCAGAAGCCGCTGCCAAAGCCAACGCTGACGGCGCGACCCGCACCAAGGCCAGGCGCGTCTCTGCCCTGTCCACGGGCGCCGGTCTTGCGCCTGCCTCCGCCCTGTCGTCTGGCGGCAAAACCACGCTCGGGATGTAATGGACGATACCGCCACCAAACTGCAGCGTCGGCTTGAGCAACTCAAAGCACAGCGCCAGCCGAACGAATCGGTGTGGCGCGATGTGTTCACGTACCTTGCGCCCGAACGTGCTGAGGGCTGGTATGGCGACGTTGCAACCGCTGCAGGCAATGCCCATGCACAACGGGCCAGGCTGTACGACAGCACGGCAGTGGACGCGGCGGAAGTCCTGAAAAGCAATTTCTCGTCCGGCATGACGCCTGAGAATTCCCGTTGGTTCTCGCTCGATGCGGGTCAACGCGGTGAAGAAGCAACGAAGTGGATGGACGGCGCGGCCCAGTTCATCTTCGAGCATATCCATTCAAGCGGATTCTCTGCGGTCAGCTACGAAGCCTATTCAGACCTGGTCCCTGCAGGCTGGTTCGTGCTCTACATCGAGCAGGCCAAAGACTCGCAAGGCCGGGATGCACCGGGCTTCAACTTCGAGGCCTGGCCGCTGGCCCAGTGTTATGCCGCGTCAAGCAAGGCGCAAGGCCGGGTGGACACGCTCTACCGCTGCTGGTCGCCTACAGTGGAGCAAGCGGTGGCCGAGTACGGGTTGGACAAGGTATCAGACAGCACGCGCAAGAAATACCACGATGGCAAGCTGGCTGAAAAGGTGGAAATGCTGTGGGCGATTGAGCCGCGCCGGGGTTCAACCGGGATGCTTGCCAAGAGCCTGCCCTTTGCCAGCGTGCATATGGAAGTCAGCGGCAAACACATCTGCAAGGAAAGCGGTTACCACGAGTTCCCGTGTGCCGTTCCACGCTGGAGGCTGATACCCGGCACGCCATATGCCACCGGCATTGGCTCGAACGTCCTGCCTGACGTCAAGACCCTGAACGACATCATCCGCATGGAACTCATGTCAATGGACATTGCAGTCGCGGGTATGTGGAAAGCAGTGGATGACGGGGTGTTGAACCCCAAGACGATCCGCATTGGCCCGCGCAAGATCGTCATGATGGCCAGCCTGGACTCGATGGCGCCACTGACCACCGGGGCAAACTTCAACGTCTCGTTCAGCAAGGGTGACCAGCTTCGGGCGTCGATCCGCAAGACCTTGATGGCTGACCAGTTGACGCCGGCCAATGGCCCCGTCCGTTCGGCCACTGAGATTCAACAGAACGTCATGCTCATCCGGCAATTGCTGGGGCCGATTCTTGGCCGTCTGCAGTCCGAATACTTGAAGGTGGTCGTGGAGCGGTGCTTCTCGATTGCCTTTCGTGCGGGGGCGCTTGAAGCCCAACTGGGGCCAGTCCCTGAAAGCCTGCAGAACGCTGACTACACGGTCACCTACATCAGCCCGTTGGCACGCTCGCAAAAAATGGAACAGGTCAACGCCGTGACGGCGTACACCGCTGGCCTTCTCGCCCAGGCACAAGCCCGGCAAGACCTGTCCGCGCTCGATGCGGTCAAGTGGGACGAAGTGAACTACGACATGGGTCTGGATTACGGCGTGCCTGCGCAGTTCCTTCGGGGGCCTGACGAGTTGCTTGCCAAGCGCCAGCAGGATGCACAAGCACAAGCACAAGCCAAAGAGCAAGCGGCCAAAGAACAACTCATGATGCAAGCCGGCTCGAAGGTCGTTGACAACATAGGAGCTTGATTTGCATCCCACGCAACTCGCCACGCCGGAAGACTACCGGCAGATTTTCGAGCA